CCGAGAACGAATTGTCTGCGGGAACCGGAAGGCCGCGAATTGGCGGTTCGCGCGTGGTCTCGTGGTGCTCGATCATCGCGTCCGAATAGCAGGACACGATCGCATCGATCACACGCAGTGCCTCCTTTTCCGAGTAGTCGCCCAGTGGCTTCGTGAAACCGATCTCGCCGGCCGCCTCGCCGAAGGCCTTGAGGCACTTCTGCATGGCGGCGATCTCCGCATCAGAGGGATCGATCATGAGTGCCTCCTGCTTCGATGGATCCGAGGCAAGCCAGGAACCGTAGAGTCGGTGAAAAATGTCCTGGCAGCGGCGGCTGCAGAACACCCAGTCGAGGGGATAGCGCCGGGGGTCGGCGATCCTGAAGCGGCCATCCGAATGGCCGAACCCCCGGGCCTGTCGGGAACAGACCCAGCATTTCACGATCCCCCCCTTATTGAGCCCAGGCCGGCTTGCCGGCGACTGCGGGACGCGCGGTCGGTGCCGCCGCATTTGGCGGGTAGGACGCTGGTGACGCCGGAGCAGCAGCCCTGGGCACTCCACCCATATGCGCGGCATAGTCCTTGTGGTCTGGCTCGATGACCTGGCCGAGGATGTTGCGGTCCTCGCCCTTGGCATCCTTCTCGATCTCGACCTTGGCAAGGAACTCGATGCCGTCGAGTTCGGAAAAATCACGGATGCGTCGGGCACCAGCGGCTTGAGGACTGTTGTCCTGGGGCTGGATGTTGCGGGAACTGTTGAGCAGCGCCCGGATGAAGGTGCGGCCCATGTTGCCCCAGGTCGGCCCCTTGCTGCTGTACAGGCCGATGTTGCCCCACATCTTGCGGCGCGCGTGTGGCCCTTCGAGCACCACCGATTCGGTGGCCAGATAGACGGCACCCGTGGTCGGCGACTGCGTGGCGTAGCCGCCAGTCCAGCCCTGGGTGTGGTCGTCATGGCCACCCGGCTTGATGGTCATGCGCACCTTGACGATGGATCCCTTGGGAATCAGGTCGAAGGATTGCTGTTGCTCGGCATCGTTGAAATCGTTCCAGGTATTCGTGTTCATTTGCTGCTCCTTGTCTTGGGTTCCTTTTTGGCGGTGACGCCGAGGGATTTGCTGATCTTGGTGGCGGCGGTACGGAGGGCGGCGATGTCCTTCTTCAGTTGAAGGACGCGTTGCTCCAGTTCGCCGTAGTGGTGGCGCAGCCAGGTGTTCTCGGCCTGGATGCGCTTGATCGTGGCCTTGACGCCCTGCTCGTGGCGCTCGAATTCGACGATCGAGATGGTTTCCCGCCTCATGGGGCCACCCCCAGGCATTTGCGGATCAGCTTGCCCAGATCGGGTTCCTCGATGGCATCGAGTCGACCGCTGCGATCCTTGCTCGGGAAACCGTAGGGGTTGTCGGCACGGGTGACGAAGGCCCGGTACGGCGTACCGTCATCGGCCTTGAGCACGGCCAGCGTGATGACCTCGTCCAGCACACCCGGCAGTTCGAGCGCGGTCTTGCTGCCCTCCAGTTGCAACTGGGTGTAGCGCCGGTTGAAGTCGTCCGTCTTTTCCTCGAGGATGGCGACGTAGATCACGTGCTTGTCGCGCACATGCTGCAGGTGCGTGAGCGCCGCGATCATTTCCTGACCGAGCAATCCGTATGCACCCCGGTTGTCGGCCTTGCCGGTTTTCTCGGAAAACGCCTGCGGCTGGGTCTTGCACCAGGCCAGGCACAGACGGGAAAGCACCGTCAGGCTGTCGACGAAGTAGTACTCGTACTTCGCCAGTTGCACCGGGTCGCCGTAGTTCTCGCAGACATGCCGGTAGTGCGCCTCCGAGAATGCCTGCTCGGCGGTGGCGGTCGGCATCGGACCGGCCAGGAACACGACAAGGTCACGAAACTCGGCCCATGTGCGCGGTCGCACCGTGTCACCGGGCCAGTCCTTGACGGACAGGTCACCGGCCTCAAGATCGACGAACAATGTCGACTCCGGCGGCAGATGCCGCAGTTGTGTGGTCTTGCCGACGCCGGGAGGCCCGACGAGTCCGATCTTGGCCGAGTGGCGTTCGCGCATGCGTGCTTCGGCGGAGATGATGGGAAGTGCCATCACGCCACCTCCTTCAGCCGGTCGGCGACATCGAGTTTCCAGAGAATCTGGTAGCCGGAATGACCGTTTCTGGAAAACGGCAGTGCCTCGCCCCAGGCGCGACCGGCCTCGGTGAGTTCCCATTCGTCACGTTCGTTGCGGTACTGATAGCCAAGATCGGCAAGGCGACGATTGACCTGCTTGGCCGAGAGTCCGATGTGCTCGCCAAGTCTGGTCGGATTGACTGCCGCCAGTGGCTCGTTGGATGCCGGCAGCGCGTGACGCATGGTCTCGATCACCAGACCGGTGTTCTCGTGGATGCAGGTCAGGGCGGCGGCCATGGCGATGCCGGGCTTGACGCCGGGCACCCTGGCAACCGCCTCGCCGATCAGCAGGATGGACGTGACGCGATCCTGGGTCGGAGCCGGCAATGCGGCAATGGAACCCGGAGCGGCGTAGGCACCGGTCTTTCGGATGGACGGCAGCACCTCGTGGGTCACCCAGCGCTTGAAGCGTTTGGCTTCCGGTTTGCGGCTGCGCAGAATGAGGTTATAGAGCCCGGCCTCATTGACGACAGTCATTTCCTGGGGACCACCAGGGGTCGTCACAATATGACGACCCTTTTCGTCATCATCGAGTCTGGCAACCGAGCGATGAACCTCAACGATCTGCAGTGCGTCGCAGATGTCGGCTGCCACAAAATGTGGCTGTCCATCGGTCCCGGTGACAATACGAACCGGATGTGATTCGAAGTCAAAAGCGATAAGTTCGTTCATTTCGCCACCTCGTCCACCAGGCCACGGATCAGATCGGCACCGAGAAATCCCTGCTTGCGGGCATGCGCATAGACGTCCTCGAGGGCGACCATGCGACGGCTCAGTGCCGAGCGTTCGGCGTTGAGGGTCTGCGCGGCGAAAGCCAGTTCGTCGAGGGTGGCGTCGAACAGCGGCTTGATGACGACGTTGCCGTAGCGATCCTGATAGCGGATCTCGGCTGGCAGGTTGTCGCCGGCCAGTGACATGACTTCCTTGCGGAGTTTCTGGATGAGGGTGTTGGTATTCATTGCTCGTTCTCCTGAACAGGTGCGATGCGGAAGACCGCCTTGCCGGCCTTGACCGTGCGGGCGTCCTTGAAGGGTTGCTTGAGGGTTTCCGGCCAGGCGTTGAAGCGGGTTTCCGGCACCGAGAACTCGACATCGATGTACTGGTCGAGCTGATCGCCGCTGGCGACGATGCGTCTGGCGATTTCCGCCATCTGCGCCTGATCCCAGCGCACGCGCTTCGGAATCTCGACAGTGATGCGGATTGCTCCATCGGCCAGATGCGTGGTGCCAAAGTCCTGACCGGTTTCCATCAGCGTCTGCCGTGCCTGCTCGCCGTAGCGTTGCTCCAGCGCGGCATGCATGCGCTCGCGTGACGCCTTGAGCCAGTTCTGGAACTCGGTGAGCATGACGTCGAGTTCCTGCAGCCTGGCCGGAGGCAGACTGGCCAGTTGCGCGACCGTCAGATCGGGAAGATCGTGGGTGTGGATGACAAGATCGCTCATGCCGCCACCTCCCGCGCCCGGGTCGCATTGGTTTCGTACAGACGATTGCGTTCGTATTCCAGGACGTCTTCTTCCCGGAACAGAACCTTGCCGCCGATCTTGAGGAAACGAGGGGAATTGCCGAGCGCGCGATACCGCTCGATGGTGGCCTCGGACTTGTTCCAGCGTTTGGCCAGTTCGCGCTGGGTGAGATGACGAACCTGCAGAGGAGTCTCTGTCCGGTTCCTTGGTTTGCTGTTCATGCACACCTCCGTGCAGTGGTTTGAAGGTGTGCGTATTTTTTATGTCACGTGGGTGGCAAACCGGGTGGCAGAGGTGACGTAAACGGGTGACAGAACGCCTACCGACGCAATTGGTCGGTACCCGGCAAACAGGAGAGGAATAGGCTGCGCGACCGCGCTAGTGTTGCGGGTCGGAGGAAGACTCGGTGTCGGATTCGTTGGCCGCCGTCAGGTGACGCGGCAGATCCATGCTGTCATGAAGCAGCCGGAGCACTTCGATGATCGAAGCGTCAGGAGATGGGGAAATCCGGAAGACGACTAAGTGTCGTCCCTTGCGCCCGTGGCGGGCGACGTGCAGGGTATGGATGTCCGGGCCGATGTCCTCACGGAGCCGTGCTCCGATCACATCGGGGCCCTGTGCCAGATCCTGCAATGCGCTGTTCAGGGTCTTGGCATAGGTTCTGGCCTGGGCCCGGCCAAAATTCTCGACGGTCCAGAGCAGAATGGCCTGGTAGTCCTGTCCGGCCGCCTCGGCAAGACGTATCGTCCAGCGATGCTTCACGCTCAGCCGATGACTTCGGTGGCCAACCCGGCCAGATGCCGGTCGAGCGCCTCAGGGGTATTGAAGGTCTGGAATCGTCCGGCCTCTATGTCTGCAATGCCGATGCGGGCTGCCTCCTGCAGCGCGGCCAGACGGGTCGATTCCTCGGCCTCGCGGCGCTCGATCATGCGCAGTCCCTCGCGCAGGACCTCGCTGGCGTTCTGATAACGGCCGGAGGACACCAACTGCTCGACAAAGGATGCCTGATGTTCGGTAAGGACGACATTGCGGGTAGGCATGGCTGACCTCGTTTCAAGGAGTATTGGCATAGTATGCCATTCCGTGCCCATGGATGCAAAACCGGTCACAGATCCAGGCCGGCATCTGCAGCCGGGATATCGAGCCGGTACAGCCTTTCCACCTGCAGGTAATGCACCATTGCCGAGACCTGCGGAATCCGCTTGAGCGCCTGATTCGGCTTGAAGTCCTGCGCCTGCGAGCCGGACGCGTCCTGCATCTGGCGCTTGCTGAGCTCGTGCTCCGGCTGGTCGAAGAAGGCAATCAGGATGGCTTTTTCCTGAGGCGAGAGGGGGATGTTCTCGCCATTGACACGGGCGTAACCCTTGCTGCGCACGAACCGGAAGGTGGTGTCCGGCAGATCATCGTCGGCCTCCTCGGGCACATCGACGGGATGCGGCATCCGCACCGGGTTGAAATCAAAGCGGCCGGTGCCGAGCAAGGCGACGGCATCGAGCCGTACTACCTCGATATCGCGCAGCCGGGTTTCCTGCAATTGATCGGTGTTCGCACTGGTCACCACCGTGGCGATGGCTTCGCATCGATCGGCGTGAATCTGTTCCCGAATCGCCCTGGCGTTTTCCGGCCGGTCGATCATCCTCGCGAAGTACCAGGCACGTTGTTTCTTCCCGGCGAATGTCGTGCCCAGATACCAGGCCTGCTTTGGCCGAACAACCTTGCGCTCGGCTGCGCCAACATTCAGGCCGGTCGCAAGGTGGGCAATCAGCTCGTGCCACTGGATCGAGAAACGCAGTACGGCCGCTGCCGGGATCTCGATGGCACCACAGCTGGTACAGAATCCCTTGAAACGGTTGCCGGGCATCTCCGTCTGCACCCGTGCTTCCTGCTCATGGCATTCCGGGCACCGCAGCCATTCCCGGCGCAGGGCGGCACGGATCAGCCCTTCCAGGATCAGCAGATCAAGCTCTTCCCGGTATTCACCACCGGAAGGCAGGGAAACGAGGTCGCCCTCGGCCTCGAGCAACTGCATCAGCAGGCGCGTCGCCGCCAGGCGCTGACGACTCATTCGTCACCATCCGGCGCGACCTGCAATTCCCTGAGCAGCTGACGCGCCAGCGGCTGGTGGCGTTCATGCAGGCTCTTGATCGACGAGGTTCCCCACACGCTGCAATCGAAGCTGAAATGTCCCTGATCCGGCGCCTTGCGATACACCATGACGGTGGCGGTATCGAGATCGTAGTCGGCTTTCAGTGAGTGAACGATCTTGAGTCCCTGCCTGGCCAGCGCGATGGCATCCGGGTCGTTGATGTCGGCGGAGGCCTCGACCTGGTAGGACGTCGAGGTCGCCGTCTTGGGAACGAAGCGCACGCGGCGCAGACGCACCTTGGCAATGCCCATCGAATCCAGATCGGAAAACGTTTCCAGTCCGTCACGGAGATTCTCGAGGTGATAGCGCGACGCCTCGATCTCCTCCAGTTTGATCTTCTGGCCGAGGACGATCTCGCCGAACTTCTGCAGGATGTTCTTGTGAGCGGTCTTGCCGCCCTTGGCGATCGACTCGACGACGCCGGTCTCGGGGGAATACAGAAGCGCCGTTTCAAGCGTGACGTTCACCGTGGTGTGACTGAACCCCTTGTCGCTGAATTGGGGAATGGCGGTTTTCGGGCCAATGACGTAGATGGTCAGCTGTATCCGTCCATCGAGAGAACGCTTCGTCAGTTCGATATCGTTGCGCAGGCCGGCGCCATTCCGGCGATAGATCCTGGCCACCTCGGCCGCGAACTTCTCCAGGGTCGCGCGATCTTCCTTGACCACGCCGCCGGAATTCATCCTGAACCGACGCCATGAACGACCACGCACCTTGTCGCTGAAAATCAGTTCGAGTTCGGCGGTACGGAACTGGTCTTCGCGGTGGGCCAGCATCCAGAAGGCTTTCTCGTGCTCGTTCAGGTCGGCGAACTTCTCGACGACGGCCTCTTCGTTCTGGCAGGCATTCAGGAACGCCAGTGTCCCGGCCTGGCTGGACATATGGAAAGCCCTGTCAAGGTCGAAGTACCACCGCGTCAGGATGTCATCCTTGCGGAAGCGCTCCTCCTCGGTTTCTCCTTCCTCCACACCGCCGAGGGCATCGATGGCAGCATCCAGCGCCTTGCGCAGTTCGTTATCCTTGAAGGACCAGTCCACCTGGATGGCATCGCCGTAGTCACGTGTCACCACGAAATCCTGGATCACGGCCGTGGTCAGGTGATTGAGCAGATGGCGGGGGTTGTAGATCTTCATGTTGTTGTTCTCCCTTGA